CCCTGCCGTTTCCGGCTGGCTCCGAGGCAAAGATCTACAAGAACGGCCTGCCGATCTTCGCGATCGCGGCTGCTGGCACGGCGGCTACCCTCCAGATCTCGCCGGGAATCCAGGCAACGTGATCCAGTCACTCAGCGCCCAGACTGCAGCCGGTACCAAGGGCACGGGAGCTGATTTCGGCCTGCCAGCTCCGGGGCTGTCTGTAGCCGGAGCGGTGCCCGGTACCAGCCCGATGCCGAGAGCCTACCCGTGCGGCGTGGCAGTGACCACCGGCACGATCACGGCAGGATCGGTCCAGCTAGAGGGCAGCTTCGACGGTGTGAACTGGTACCCGGTGGGGACGGCGGTGTCTCTCGGTACCGGCGGTACGTTCACCCTGCCCGCCACGGGAACGCCGCCGACGCCCGCCCGGTACGTCAGGGCCTCTGTCTCGGCCGTGGTCACGGGAGGCGGCTCCGTAAGCGCGTGGGTGGACGCGGCCCCATAGGAACAGAGGATACTGAACATGGCAAGCTCGATAGTGGTAGACGACCTTAGCAACGCGGTTGCCGGGTTCGGCCAGACAGTCGGCCTGGCCGACCAGCTAGGGATCGCTACCGGCGGCAGCGTTACCTGTCACGGCGGCGTGGTAGGCGAGACCGGAGTGTCGGCCGGGGCCGTAGCGCTCCAGCTCGGCGTGGCCGGGGCTACCGGGATAACCTGGCAGACTGCCGGGACCCCGGTCAGCGTGCCGTCCGGGGGCGGGGCTACGATCCCGGCTCCGTCCGCTGTGTCCGGGGCTACTCACGCCCGCGTCGTGGTAACCACTGCTGTGGTAGGCGGCAAGTGCACCGCGATCGTAGTCGTGTGAGCAACCTGCGTGGTAAGGTCGGCGTATGAGCACAGGTTCGACCGCTGTAGCGGTTCCTCCCGGCTGCGACTCGATAAAGATGGAGTCCACCGGCCTGGAGATCCGGGCCAGGAGCGGCGTCGTCCAGGTTCCCGACGCGTATATGGGCGAGCTGGGGGCCTCCAACGCTGTGAAGAACGGCATCCTGGCGAAGGGCCGGTCCTACCGGCTCGGCACCCAGGCCGGGCGGGTCTGCAGCGCGCTCTGCTGCCTGACTATCTGGCAGGCATGGACTAAGGAGTGCCATCGCTGTGGCGCTCCGACAGTGACAGAAAGTGAGGGAGCGGCCCTAAGGTCCCCTTGCCATGACACTATACGCACGAAGTGACATCCTGGTCCATCACAACGGAATAACGGGCCACACTCACCGCCGTCCCTCCAAGGGCGACGGCACCTACGTTCCCATCTGGGGCATCGACTGCCCGCCCTGCGAAGCTACCCTCGGCGGGGACCCGGCGTGGTCGGCTAGCCGGTACAAGATCCCTCTGACTCCGGACGAGGAACAGGAAGCTATCGACACCAAGGCGGCAGCCGAGGCGGCGATGCACCAGGCTCAGATGGCTATCGCCAGGGACGCGGCGATCCAGGCGGCAGCAGCCAGGGGAGCGGTCCCGGATATTGATCCGGACGACGTGGCGGTGACGTCTGGCGACGACGGCGGCCCGGCTGCTCTGGACGACTCTGCTCTCCGGACTGATCCTGACGTCCTGGCGGCCAACTACGCCGCCCAGAACAAGACCGATCTCAAGGACCTGGCCAGAGACCGGGGCCTTGCGGTGTCCGGAAGCCGCGAGGACCTGATCGCCCGCCACGTGGAGTTCGACCAGCAGCAGTAGGCACAGGAAAGGCACAGACGTGGGAAGCAAGGTTGCAAGCGCCTGGACCGGCGCAGGCCGCTACGCCAAGGGGATTGTGTTCGTGGCGTCGGCGGTACTGGCTTCGCTCCAGCAGTGGTACGGCGGAGAGAAGTGGTTTACAGCGGCGATTGTCGGAGTAGGCGCTCTCAGCGCGATCCTGGTTCCGAACCAGCCGAAGCAGTAGCACGCAGGGAGTGATGCTAGGTGGCGGTTCTCACCGGGCCGGGTACGCCCTACATCACTCCCGAAGTGCTGAAAAGCGCGCCTACCGGAATCGACTGGGACAGCATCCCGGACCGGCGGTCCAGCCCGCGTGAGCGCGAGGCCGAGATCGCTAACACCTGCCTGAGGGCAACCGGCCTGATCGAGGGCGTAACCAACCAGGTCCTGCGGGCGTCGGTGGACACCGAGTTCTTTACCGGGCCGGACTTCCGGGTGACGATCCAGGACACCGGGGTGGTCCGGGTCTGCCTGTCGCGCTGGCCGATCATCCAGATCATCAGCGGCCAGGTCTCCCCGGCGTTCATGTTTCCTCGTCAGTGGCAGGTCCTGGCGGCCAACCAGATGGACATCGAGCGGCCCCCGGTCGGCCTGTTCGGAGCAGCCCAGGCAGCAGACGCTCCGGACGGCGAGCAGGCCATCCTGCTGGCTCCCGGCACCATCAACTGGTGGAACGGCCGGAACGGCTGGCGGCTCCAGTTCACTTACGTCAACGGCTGGCCGCACACCTCGCTTACGCAGCCCGCTGCCCAGGGCGCTACTATCATCTCGGTGGACGACTGCACTGGCTGGTCCCCGTCCGTCTTCGACCCGGTTACCTCGCAGTTCGGCGCTACCGGCATCTTCTACGACGGTACCTACCAGGAGATCGCCCAGGTGACCCAGGCGAGCGCCCAGAGCGGTCCTGGGACCCTGACGCTGAACACTCCCCTGGCGTGGCCCCACCAGACCGGCGTCCTGTTCACCACGCTATCCCGTGCGGTTATGAACGCTACCATCGACATGGCTGCGTCCCTGGCCCTGGAGCGCGGGGCGACGGCTACCGTGGTCCAGTCGGTAAGCGGGGGCGGCAGCGGGTCCGGCGGCCCGGTCGGACCGGCTGAACTGAGGAAGTTCGCGATCGAGGCAGTCAAGTCGTACGCTCGGGTGATCTGATGCCGATCGCCTCGACCCTCATGCACGTCAAAACCCTGCTCGACGGCGTGACGATTCCGGGCAACGCCGGTACCCGGATCGAGGCGTTTATTACTCCGCCCGACCCGGAAACCAGGCAGATAAACCCGCACGCCTACGTCTGGGACGCTCGGGGGCCAGAGAAGCGCAACAGCGGCAAGCGCAGCACGCCCCCGGCCGGGGCACCTCAGCCAGCTCCGATCCCCCCGGCCGGATGGAAGGTCTTTACTCACACTATCGAGGTGTACGTTACCTGGTTCGACGACAACCAGGACCCGCAGCAGGACAGCTCGTTCCCCATGGTCGTCGACATCGTGATGAATACACTGCGAACCTGCCGGATGCCGTTCGACCTGATCGACCCGGCTACCGGCATGAACTGCCAGCTAGTCAACCTGGGCGAGGTCCTCGGCTACGAGTGGGTACCCGTCCGTTCGACTGCAAGCCAGCGGTACCAGCGGCAGGACGCCCTGGTGACTGCTCCGGTTGAGGAGTGGATGCAGGCATGACCGAGTACAGGTACCAGGGCGACCACACGCCCACGATCTACCCCAGCTACCAGCACCCGGAGCAGGACGGCGTTCTGGTCGTCATCCCCGGCCAGGTTGTGGACTTCGGAGATGCCTCGCCACCTCCTGACGGGAAGTGGTACGATATCTCCAGCGGCGAGCCGTACCTAGGCCCCGTGACCAGCGTGGAAGCGGCCAGCGAGCCTGGCGACGAGGCACAAGAGGCGAACCCGGCACAGGGGGACGCTGAGGACCAGGAGGACTAGTGCCACCGGCAGTTCCCAGCACGATATTCCCCACCCAGGAACGGTTCGTCAACGTCGTGCGCGAGGCTACGCCCGGAACCATCCCGGCGTCGTCCGGCACGTCCTATCCGGTAGTCGGGTTCGAGCCTGAGGACAAGCCGATCTGGCTTCCCGACGAATCGCTTCGCGGGGCCATGGGCGATCTGTACGACTTCCTGCAGGGGCCGTACTACGCCGAGACGACAATCCCGGCCTCGCCGGTCTACGTCGACATGATCGGCCACTCGCTGTTCAACATCCTGGGCGACTACACGCAGTCGGCTACGGCTGCTGCTCCGAACACGACTCTATCCGCCCTGGCCAATGCGGGGGCGACTACGCTCACAGTGTCCTCCGGCACCTCGTTCACGGTCGGCATGCAGATCCAGGTCTACGTGACCGGTTCGACCGGACCGGCCGAGATCGTCAAGGTTCTGTCCGGGGCCGCCGGGTCGATCACGCTGGACCCGACCACGCCGCTGCGGCTGAACCACTCGAACGGCGCTACGGTCACCAACACGACCGTCTCGGCCGGGACCTACTCCCACGTGTTCACGGTCCTGAACAGTACATTCATCGGATCCGGGATCTTCACCAACTTCGGGCAGCCTCCCACGCACTGCTGGACCGACCGGACGCAGGTTCCTGCGACGGGCCTGGCCCGCCAGTACGCATTCGGCCGTCACTCGGACGTGACACTGACCGGTAACGCCGAAAAGCTCCTGATGTGGAACGGCACGCTGTCCAGCTTCATCGGCCAGATCGCGTCGTCTCCGCCCACAGCGGCGTTCTCGACGGTCCGGGCAATGCCAGCGTGGCAGACCACGACCAACATCGCGACGTCGGGTGCTCTGGCTCAGATCTTCAATATCACCGAATGGCAGCTCTCGCTGACCCGGCAGGTCGAGCCCTACTTCCCCAATGACGGGACCCAGAACCCGTTCGTCATCGGAGCGGGCAAGATCTCGATCAACGGCAAGCTGACATTCTCTCCGGCTATCGACGAGACCGCTCTGCTCTACATGCTGGCGAACACGCAGCCGCAGCTCCAGTTCATCGTGACCAACGGCCTGGCCACTAGCAGCCCGTCTTACCAGGCTGTCCAGGTGGACATTCCGTTTGCTGACTACGACACCAGCAAGATCAACTCAGGCAAGTCGCTGTTCGGCTACGACGTCTCATTCAAGACCACCCACACCGCTACCACGCGCAACGCTGTGGCACCGACTGGCTGGTCCGGCGGATACAGCGGCGTCAAGATCACCGTCAACAACGCAGTACCTACTTTCTAGACACTCACCGCGTGGGAGGCACAGACCATGCATGTCGATCTTACGTCCGGCCAGTCGATCGAGGTAATCCCGATCCAGGGCCTGAAGGCAAAGCACAAGGACGCCTTTACCGGAGCGCCTAAGCTGTTTATTCAGTTCGACAAGGACGGAAATCCGGACATGTCGGCTCTGCCGTTCTCGATGTCGATCGGGATCATCCAGCGAAACGCTCTGATGGCGGCCCTGCTGACCGGCTGGTCGTTTACCCTGGACGACGGCGTGACGCCCTTGCCGCTGCCCCGCTGGGAGAACGACGAGATCACCAATATGGACTCGTTCGGGGAGATCCCGATTGACGACTTCAACGAGATGGAGCAGATCTTCGCCCCGTACGTCGACAAGTGCCGCCGTACGCCCGACCCAAAAGGGACGACTACGGGAAGCTCTACCGGTACCTCAAGGGCGGGGGGACGCTCCCGGAAGGACTGACGCCAGAGGGCCTGCGTGATATCCTGTACCTAGTGAACTACGGGATCACGCCGACTGGCGCAGGAGGCAGGGCCGAGCTGCCGGTCGAGGTGGAAACCTGGATAGGCGCGGTAGAGATCTGCCTGGCTCGCATCCGGAAGGAGGCCCAGTCTGGTGGCGATTAGTCCGGACGAGCTTCCTGGATACCTGGCTGCGATCCGCCAGCGCGTAGGGGACGAGGGTCCGCAGAAGGCCGCCTATGCCATGGCTAAAGCCTTCCACGCCGAGCTGGTGGACGTCGAGCTGGTCAAGTACTCCCATCAGAAGAACACCAGGACGCCGAGTCCGCCGGGCGAGCCTCCTGCCATCATCGGCGGCCACCTAAAGCGATCAGTGAAGCTGTGGCCCGCCACGGTCACCGGTCCGTACCGGGCGTCGTCGAAAGTGGGTCCGCAGATTGTCTACGCCCGCATCCAGGAACTAGGCGGCACGGTCACTCCGATCGGCCACCCGTTCCTGCGGTTCCCGGCTATCGGGGGCGGGTGGGTGTTCGCCCGGAAGGTTAAGCTGCCGCCCCGGCCGTACATGCGGCCAGTTCATCGCCGGATGGTCCAGGACGGGCGTCTCCGCCAGGCCGCCATCGCGGCGATAAAGAGGCTGGTGGCCGGTGGCTGACGAGCTGGAGCCGGTCGAGCAGCGATTCGACGCGGACCTCGCACCGTACGTCGAGTCGATGAAAGCTGGCGAGGAAGAGGCCCGCAGGTTCGCTGAAGACAACAAGCTGGGCGAGGAAGCCGTCCACGAGCTGGTCCACGCGCTGGAAGAGAACAGCGCCATGCTCGATACGATGGCGTTCGAGCTGCAACTGACCAGCGAGGAACTGGGCAAGCTCCGGGACCGGTCCCTGGAGACCGGATCGGCTCTCGGCCACGTCCGCGATGAAGCACTAGAGGCTGCTGCAGCCGAGCACGAGATGGGGTCGCAGGCTGAGGAAGCTGCAGCCAAGCTCGACCTGATGGGCCTGTCCGGGCTCAGCGGGGTAAGCAGCCTCTCCAGCATGCTCCCGGTCCTGGCTGCGATCGGCCTCGCCCTGGCCGCGATCGCCCCGGCGGTTGTGTCCGCCGGGCTCGGGTTCGGCGCGTTCGGCCTGTTCGCCCTGCCGACGATTATGAGCGTCTTCAAGGGCCTGCAGAACGTCAGCCAGGCCCAGCAGGCTGTGAACAACGCTACTACGGCGGCCGGGCGGAGTACTGCCCTGCAGCGGCTCCACCAGATCTGGGCCGCGATGCCAGCTCCGATCGCTGCCACGGTCAAGAGCATCCAGGGCTTCATGGCCGCGTTCAGCCAGATCGCGGCCAAGTCCGGCATCCAGACCGCAGTCCTGCACGACATCGCCCAGGTGATGGGCATTCTGAAGTCACTGCTGCCCGTCCTCATCCCGCTGGCCCAGCAGGGCGCAATAGCGTTCGGGAACATGCTCAACGCCCTGGGAGCGGGCGTCCGGTCGGCCGGGTTCCTGACGTTCATGCGGGAGATGACCGCTCTGGTGGTTCCCGCCATGCGCGCCATCGGCAACCTGGCGGGTGCGCTGATGGGAGTCCTGGGCAAGGCGCTGCTGGCTATGGCTCCGATGTCGGTGCCGTTTATCAATCTGCTGGCTACCCTGGTCCGGGCGCTAGGCGGCCCGCTGTCGGCGGCCCTGGGCGTGATCGCCCGGCTGATCGTCGGCCTGGCCTCAGCCATCATGCCCCTTATCGTCTCGATCATGCCCATCCTGACCCAGCTAATCGTCATGGTGGGCAACGCGTTCCAGCAGCTTGTCCCGATCGTCGCCCAGGTCGTCGCGATCATGGGTCCGGTGCTGGTCCAGATCCTCAAGGACCTGCTGCCCCTGTTTGCCACGGTCCTCACGCCTAACGGCCCCTTCATGGTTGCTCTGGGCATGATTCCCGGCCTGCTGAGGGCGATAATGCCACTGTTCTCCTGGCTGGCCAGCCTGCTGGCGCACCCGATCTTCGCCCAGATTCTCTCGGGTATCGTGTCGTTCCTGGTAGCTGGCAAGGCTGTGATCGGCATTCTCGGCCTGGTCAGCAAGGCATTCGGCCTGCTGGGGATCGCTATCGAGGCTACTCCGGTCGGCTGGATCATCACCGCGATCGTAGCCATTGTCTTCATATTCACCGAGCTGTGGAAGCACTGCGCGGCGTTCAGGGACTTCTGGAAGGGCCTGTGGAAGGACATCCAGGCGATCATGGCCCCGGTCACAGCCTGGATCCACAACGTGATCGACAACATGACCCGGTGGTGGCACGACCACGGGGCTGCCGTCGAGAAGATCATCAAGGAGGCATGGACGATCATCTCGACCGTGATAAAAGTGGACCTGACTATGATCGGCGGCCTGCTCCGGGCTGAGTTCGCGATCTGGCAGGGCCTGTTCCGGGCGGCGTGGGCCGTGATTTCCAACGTCGTCCGGCTCGCGTGGACGGTGATCTCGACGACCATCCAGGTGGCAGTGCACACCATTTACGACATTATTGTAGTGATTATGAGCGTGATCCAGGGTCACTGGAGCACGGCCTGGCACGCGATCCAGGACATCGCCTCGACCCAGATGCACGGGATCGCCAACATCATCAGGGCTGTAGGCTCGACCTTCATCAACCTGCTATTCCAGGCAGGAAAGGATGTGATCCAGGGCCTGGTGAACGGCATCCAGTCGATGGCCGGAGCCGTGTGGGGGGCCATAAAGGGAATAGCTAGCGGGATCGGCGGCGCGATCGGGTCGGTGCTGCACATGTTCTCGCCGTCCAGGGTAATGTTCGGGCACGGGGCCAACATCATGCTCGGCCTGCTCCAGGGGATCCAGGCCGGAGGGCCGGACATCTATGCCGCTATGAACGCTATCGCCCGCAGGATAGCCTCCACGCCCCTGGGAGCCCCCGCTCTAGCTTACGGAGCATACGCGGCGAGCGCTACGGCCCCTGCCTACGGCCCCCGCCCTGCTGCTCCCGTGGGCGGTACCGTGGATATCTACGTCGACGGCATCCGGCTGTTCCAGATACTCCAGTCTCAACTGTACAAGTACAACATCCGGAACTCAGGCGCGGTAACCGGAGCCTGGAGGCCGGGCTGATGGCGATCGCCCTGGTCAAGTCCACTACTACTACCTGGCCCAACAACACGGGCAACACCAACGCGTCCCCCGGCCCCGTGTCGGTGGTGCCGGGGAATACCAAGGGCAATCTGCTGGTCCTGATGGCGGCGTGGGAGCAGGGGCCGAGGCAGAAGGGCGTCTACCTCCCGGCCGGAGCCGTGGCGGACAGCGCCGGGAACTGGTGGCGGTACGCGGGGGACACCGACCTGTCGGTTAGCCAGCCAGCTACCGGCGTCTGGGGAACCAGGGTCGGCATCTGGATCTGCTCCAACGCCCTGGCCATCCCGACCTGGCTGTCGTTCTGCCCGCAGGGCTACGTGGAGGGCTACGCCTACGGAGTCTACGAGTTCTCTGGCCTGCCCGCTTCGTACTGGCCGGTGATCGACTTCCACGTGGGAGCAGCCAAGACTACTAACACTCCGAACGACACTCTGGTCCTGAACGCCACGGCAAGCCAGGCCGATCTGTACCTGTCCATGGGCGGAGCGAACGGGCACACGGGCAGCGTGTTTCCCTCGCCGTCTGGCGGATGGACCGCTCTGGGCAATATCGGCTTCTACTCGTCCGGAGACGACGGCCAGGGAATATTCAGCCAGGGAGCGTGGCAGGTCGGGGGCGGAGCCGGGGCGGCTACGGTCACCTGGACTTACAGCAACTTTACTCCGGGGGCAGTAGCTGCGCTGATGGTCGGAATCACCCAGCAGAGCTACCTGCCGCAGCAGCCGCAGGCGTTCTTTCCCAAGGTGATCGTCGAGGCGGCCCTGGGCGCTACTCCGGGGAACCCGGCTCAGGCGATCCTGGACGACGAGTGGACCGACATGTCCCAGTACGCCCTGGGCAAGGGCGGGGAGGTGGGGATCAGCTCGTCTCGGGGCCAGCAGTACGAGCTAGCTACGCCCGAGTCCGGCCAGATGGTCGTTGCCATGAACAACCAGGCCGGGGACTTCAACCCGCTGAACCCCGGCGCTCGCTTCTATTCCACTGCTCTCAACGCCAACCCGTCTTTTCAGACCGGAATCTGGAGCTGGACGCCCAAGGCTAACGCGGTCCTGGCCCCGGCTACTTCCCCGGTATTCGCGTCGGTAGCGGGAGCAGTATCCAAGGGATCGCTCCAGATCACGCCGGACGGAGTTACCGCCAGTCCGGGAGCCACGTCCGAGCAGGTGCCGGTCAACCCCAACCGGGAGTACTCGGCCTCAGCCTGGCTCAACTGCCCGCTCGGGTGGGCTACGGGGCTGCAGGCCCAGATAGTCTGGTTCACGTCTTCTCACACCCTGATCTCGACCTCATCGGGCAGCCTGGTACCGCTAGTGGCCGGGATCTGGACTCAGGTTACCGTATCGGTTCCCACGCCGCCCACTAATGCCGCCTTTGCTGCTGTTCAGGTTGCCTACGGCGGCACGCCCGGCGCTACGGTCGTCACTTACGCAGAGGAATCCGGGATCAGTCCGGGCACTGCGCTGCTCACCGGGACGCTGCGGCTCGGCGTGCCGGTCCGCACCTCGTGCTTCTGGAACGGACAGCGCTACCCGGTCGGCTACGGGAACGTGGAACGGTGGCCGCAGGAGTGGCCCGACTTCCCCCAGTGGGGATGGTCGGTCCTGATCGCTACCGACAACGTGGGAGTAGCTACCAGCGCGGTCCTGCCCAGCGCGGTCCAGGGCGAGATCCTGGCTGACGTGCCCTATGCCTGCTTCCCGTTCAGCGAGCAGTACTCGGTGTCTACAGCCAGCCTGAACGGCGTGGTAAAGTCGCCGGGCTCTGCTGACGGCCTGATCGCGGCTAACACAGCCAGGGGCAATCCCCGTACTGCGACTTACACGGACGGGGTAGTCCCGGCGGTTACCGGCCAGCAGGTGGCGATGGCGGGCGACTCGGGTACTGGATTCGGAGCAGCCGGGTACAGCGGCGTCTCTACTCCTACCACGTTCTTCCGCCATGGACCCGGAGCCGTTTACGGTCCGGACAGCGCTATGCCGCTGGTCAAGAGTGCGTGGGACCTGACTGTCCCGTTCGCTACCCTGGAGTTCGTGTTCACCTTGCCGGTCACGCCTACGTCGTCCGGTCTTGACCGGTTCCTTACGCTGTTCACCGTGGGAGTGCGGCCTAACGTCAAGTCAGCAGGAACCACGGCCACCGTCCTGGGTCCGGGAGTGTACCTGGCCGGGGGCGTCGACATCGTGTCCGGGACGACCACCTATCAGTTCTGGCTGCAGACCGGGATCAGCGGGGTGTCTCCCACGGTATCGGGCGTCGTACTGCAGCCCGGAACGACTCACCACGCGGTTATCCTGCTAGCAAACGGTACTGCCAGCCTGATCATAGACGGGTCCTCGGACATCGGCGTCGGATGCATCGACCAGCAGCAGCTAACCAGCCTGACGTTCGGCGGGATCGCATACCCGCTAGGCCAGAGCGGACAGTTCGTCCAGGCCAACTTCGACATGGCTTACGGGACCCTGTATCCGTACCAGACTACCCACGCAGAGTGGAACCGGCACCTGAACGCAATCACCCTGGGGTTCCAGGGCGATCCGATGATGAGCCGGACTTTCCGGTACATGGCGTGGGCGGCACTGAACCTCGGCCTGGCAGGCCCGTCCGAGTACTACACCTCGCTCGGCCCGGCTTACTCGGCAGCCGGATCCACCCTGTCGTCTGCCGTGAACTCGGACGCCCTGTCTACCGGGGCCAGGTGGGGGGCCATCGCCAACGGCAATGTGGTGATGCTGGACCGGACTACCCAGTACAACCGGTCTCCGGTACTCTCGTTCGGGGACAACCCGGTGGGGTACCTGAACCCGAATCCGGGATTCGAGTACGGGACTACCGGCTGGGNCGGCGGCAACGGAGCCTCGATCGCTACCGTGTCCTCTCCGGTGTACTCCGGGCTGCTGGCTATGCGGATCACGCCGGACGGGATCACGGCTAACCCGAGACTGTACGCCAACGGCGGGGCCAAGATCCCTACCACGGCGCTGGCCCAGTACGCAGCGTGGGCCTGGATGCAGTCTCCGGGCGGGTACGCGAGCGGAGCGGTAGTGAAAGTGGACTGGTACAGCGGGATAACCTTCCTCAGTACCTCGATCAGCCCGGTGGCCCAGCTCCTGGCGGGGGCCTGGACTCCGGTTGTCTTGCAGGCCACGGCCCCAGCCACGGCTGACGGGGCGGTCTGGCACATCCAGATGCAGGGTACTCCGTCTGCGGCCAACACGCTTATTGTCGACATGTACCCGGTCCGGCCAGCAGCAGATCCGGTGCCGTACCTGCCGCAGATGGCCATGGACTACGACAACACCTACCTGGTGAACGCGACGCAGGCTACCCTGGCCAGCGGCCCCAATACCCTGGGCACTCCTGTTTACCGGGACCAAGCGTCGGCCGGGCTGTACTACTCTCGGGGGCCTGCCTCCCAGCAGGTGTCGGGTACTGACATGGAGCACGCCACCGACTTCGCTACCTGGAATCTGAGCAAGTACAAGAACCCGGCCATGCGCATCCGGCAGATCGTGATCTCCCCGGCTTCCCGGCCCCAGTCGTTCGATTCCGTGCTGCAGCTCGACGTGGGAGACGCGGCGTTCGCGGAGCGCAGCCCGCTGGGCGGCGTGCCGTACAATATGCCCGTGATCACCCAGCGGGTACAGCACGAGATCGGTCCCGGCAAGTGGCTGGTGTCCTACCAGGAGAGCCCGTATACGATCGACTCGGCAATCCTGGTTACCGACACGACCGGGTACGATGTCGTCGGCCAGAACAACCTAGCGTGGTGATCAGTGCCTACTGCTCCCTCGACCTACGCGGCCAACTACCCGATCCGGGCTCGGTCTCTGAACGCCGACCTGTACACTTACGCTCTGGGCAACAGCCACACGCCGAATGGCGTGCTGTTCCATGCTCAGCCTCCGCTGATCTACGAGTTCGTGTACCAGACCGGGCGGAACGCCGCGTCGAATACCACCGGCCTCAACACGTCGCTGGCCGGGTCCGCCGGGTCGTCCAACTGGCGCAATTGGTACGACACGTCGCTGTTTCTCGGAGGGAGCCCGGCGGGCCTTCCCGGCGCAGGAATGGACGAGCCGGACATCTTCGCTGCCGGAGCAGCCAGCGCGGTCGTTCCCGGATCGAGCGGCAACAATAGCGTAGGCGGTATCTACCTGGCTCTCGGCCAGGCCACGTGGGGGGCGCAGACCAACAGCGGCGGGGCGAACGGCGTGTCGCTATTCAACAACGGGAGCCTGTACAGCCTGGGATCGGCTGACCAGGCGTCGCTGACCAGGACCAACCAGGGATACACTATCGACCTGATCAAGGATCCGGCCAGCGCAGCGGTCGCCAGCTACGTCAAGGACTCGGCAAGCGCCTCGTACGCCCTGCTGGCCAGCAAGGACGGCGGGGCCAGGACCAGCCGACTGGGCCTGCTCTGGATCAGCTCGGACTTCCCGACGATTACCGGCCCCAACTCGTTCTCCGTGCCGTCTCCGCCAGCGTGGTCGCCGTCGACGGCAGCTACCTCGTCGGTGATCAACGGAGCGGCCCTGGGAGCCCCGCTGCTGTTCCTCAACGCCAACGGGGCGACGGTCCAGCGGCCGGTCATGCGGGCCAGCGGCGTCACTTCCGGCAGCTTCACTACCAGCACGGTAAAGCTGGTTGCTCCTACGGTGTCGATGGACAACTGTGCCAACTACAGCGCGGGTGTCTACACGATTCCCTGCGACGGAGTGTACCTGGTTTTTGTGATGACCGAGCACACCGACAACGGGGCTACGGGGATCAAGCAGTCCGGGGTCCGGGTGATCTCTGGCGGCACCACCGACCTGTACGGCTCCGGGTACAACATGGGAGTGACCGGAGCAGGAGGACCGGCACCGATCCGGCCCTGTATGACCCGGCTGCTCGGGCTGAGGCAGGGCGACACGCTCCAGGCGTTTGCGTTCAGCAACTCGGCCAGCCCGACCCTGGGCACCAACTGCCGCTTCATCGTCCTGTGGATGTCGGCTATCGCCCCGAGCAACGGAGCGTGGGCGTGGACGCCGCCCGACCTCGGCTACCGGTGGCAGGCAGGAAACCAGACGTCGGTTCTGGGCGTACCTGGGTCTCTCCCGGCCCAGCTCCAGCAGCACCTGACCAACGACATCTCGTTCCTGCTCCAGCGGCCTTACCTGATGGCCTGGCAGAGTACTCAGCAGACCGCGCTGTCCTCGGCATTCCACACGATCACCATGGACACACTGGGAAGCCGGGTCCACAACGTAGCGTCCGGCGTGGGAGGCGACTCGTACGGCGGGTGGACCAGCGGGGCCAGCAATTTTTACGCCGCTGTAGTGCCGGGCTGGTACCTGTGCATCAACGCTGTGAGGGTGACCGCCCCGGCTGCTACTGCTACCACGGTAGTGGGAATCGGCTACACTGACAGCGCCAACAACGCCCAGGGAACGGGAAACCCCTGCGAGATGGGCGACTTCATGACCTCATCGAGCAACATCTCGCCTGGCGGAGACGGCGTTGGTTTGTTCTACCTTGACGTGGGCGATAGGCTGTACCCGTCAGCGTGGGTGACGGACGTCGCCTCCTGGAGCACTAACGTAGGTGCCGGACAAGAGAGCAGTTTCGGGGTTGTGTGGGTAAGTGAGTGACGTTGGGACGTGGCCAGGTCATATGGACATTGCTGAAGGACGTTATCCTCACCGGGACGGGCGTAACGCTCATCCTGTCGCAGATGTTCGCCAAGGTGCCATCGGACGCCCTGCTGGTAACCGGCCTGGCGCTCACCGCGCCCACGCTCCTGGACCATACCAAGTCGCTGCTCACAGGCCCTTCGGGAGAATCCCGGACTGGTGGCGAATCCTTGCCCTCTGCGTCGTCGCCGTCGGCTGGATTGCCGCAGGACTCATCCTCATAGGAGTACACGCTTGACCATAAAGCCCAGCAGGTGGACGGTACGGGCTGCGCTTCTGGTGGTCCTGGTCCTGGCCGGGTCCGGAGGCAACCTGCTGTGGACCTCCCACGCGATCCGGGCCGGGCAGGCTCAGTCGCAGCGCGCTACCCAGGTGGCTATCGCGGCTGCTATTGCCATCAACGACCGGGCGTGGTGCGATAGCCTTAATCTGCTGGTGTCCGGGCCTGCCCCGGCCACGCAGGCAGGCAAGAAGCTGTTCGCGAACTTCCAGACCCTGCGGCACAGATTCGGATGCGATAAGTAGCATCGGAGAGGGATGCGGATGAGTATTGCCACTATCTTCCAGTATGACGCCATAGGAAGCAACGAGCACCTGCTTCCCACGGACCAGCAGGCGGCCGGGTACGACACGGGCGGCACGCTGCCCGGCGGGGCGGTCATCCACTGGACCCAGGCTCAGTACGACCGGCACACCAAGCCGTATCCGGCTGTCCACATCGACCAGGACTGGAAGGCGTCGGT